TTATGATTTATTCAAAGGACAAACAAAGGTTAGATTGGCGTGGGCTAAAAATAGATTGTTATTAACTCCTGATGATCAGCCTTCTATATTCACTAAATCTAATTTTGAATTTGCTGATGTTGAAGTAAAACATCTAGGAACGGAAATGACCTCAAGAGCAACTCAGATTGAATTAGTATGGGGTCAAAAATGGGAGAATGGAAGATTAAGAGTTTTTGCAAATAGCGCTTATCCAGGATTCAGCGTACAAAATATGCAAGGAGTTTTGCTTGATGTTCCAAAACGCCCACACTGGTTTACTGGATTTAGTGTTAATTTAGGATTTACGCCTACTTATGACTTTATACAGAAGAAGCCTACAATAGTTTTTGGACCTTCATTTGGGTACACAATTTATCAATGGTAAAATAATTTGATATATGGCAGACGATTTATTTGATATCGAAGACGAAAAAGAACAAAGTTCTTTAAAGGGAGGAGATGATTTAGATTCAGACGAATCAAAACGTAATGAAGAATTACGCGCTCATGAAAAGGAATTAAAGGAGCTTTTAAAAAAGGTTCAGGAAGAACTTGGTATGTCTGATGAAGATTGGAAATCCGAACAAGGAAAACAAAAAAGAAAGGAAATGGCTGATAAGGTTCTTAATACTGCCAATGAAGTTCTCAAAACAGCTGGATCCTCTTTAGTTAGTCGAAAGAAAGCTAAAAGAATGCAACAAATATTAAATGTTGGAACAATAGCATCTTTAGTTGCTGGAGTTTGGGGATTTATACAAAATACATATGTTGTTAAAGCAGACTTAATGGATAAGGTTCTTCATGGAGCATCTAATGAATGGCATTGGGGAGGAATGTTATTTCTTAAAATAGCCATCATATTATTTGTTCTTAGAATTATTCATAAAGTATTATCTAAAGGAGGAATATTTTTAAATGATATGACTGGATTGTGGAAAGACTCTAAGGATAAGGTTAAAAAGAAAAAAGATAAAACAAATGAGAGTTTTGTTTCATTTGATGAATATGATGATAGTCAAATTTTTGAAGAATTTGAACTTGTATTTGGTATTACTTGAACATATTTTGATATATAAATAAAACTATGATTCATTACGTGTATTTAACAACAAATTTAATCAATGGAAAAAAATATATAGGAGATCATTCAACAAATAAACTTAATGACAATTATATAGGAAGCGGGAGGCCTGTATTTAAAAGTGCTATTAAAAAATATGGAAGAGAAAATTTTAAAAGAGAAATATTAGAATTTTTTGAGACAAAAGAAGAAGCATTTAATGCACAAGAAAAATATATAAATCAATTTAATACATTGATTCCTTTTGGATATAATATAAGTCCAAAAGGAGGACACTGTAAAAGCAGTGGGCCGTGGAGTAATAAAAAATTATCGGAAAAACATAAACAAAACATATCGAACAAATTAAAAGGTATTAAAACATGGAACAAAGGAATTCCTTGTTCAGATAATACAAAAAGAAAAATTAGTAATTCTGAAAAGGGAAAAATACTTTCAGAACACACAAAAACAAAAATGTCAGAGGCCTCAAAAGGACGGCCAAAGAGTAAAGAGCATGCAGAAAAATGTAGAGTTGCAAATTTAGGAAAAAAACATCCAAAAATATATTGTATGCATTGTAAAAAATATTATGCTGATTATATGTATATTTTATATCATGGCGAAAAATGTAAATTAAGAAAATGAGTCAAAATATAAGTAAATACGTCCAGTTAAATGATTTCTTACTTTTAGAGTATGAATTTAATAGAGATGATGTTGCAATAAATTGTGACAGCCCATTTGTAGCAGAAACTATATGGGGTGTTAAACAATATTATACTAGTGGAGCTGCTGGAAATACTAATAACCAGCTTATCATGCAATCTGTTCCAACAAATTCTACTCGATCTTCATGGTATATTAATACAGACGATACATCAGTTTATTTTAATTCATATTTTGATTCTTCAACAGCTATTTCTCAAACAACCTATCCACATGATACTGTAAAAGTTCATATTGTTTCGGGATATAATTTTGATGATATTGCTGGATTTTTACTTCAAATTCGTGCTGAAGATGCTTCTAATTATTTGGTAGATCTTTCTAATTTTACATGGATCAAACAGATAAAAGGAAATTATGTAATCAAATTTGCCGTTGAACCTTTATTCTTAGGAAATAGATTTTATGACAAATATGTAGAATTTAAAGTTCCTTCAATACAACATTTAGGTGATACAAAAACAGAACCAATTGAGACAAGTTTAGATATAAAACCTCTTTCAGATGTTTATGTTCAATATAGCACGATTCCTGAAATTGATAATTATCAATATGTTATATCTGAAAAAGTTCAATTACAATTGCCTGTAACTTCTAATGCGGATAATTTTAATTGTTACATTGCTGAATCCACAGCAGGAGATTATATTGAGTATTATGCAACATGGAATGATATTATCATTGGTGAATATATGGGTGATATTGAGAGTGGAAGAATTCCTCTATTTACTTCTAATAATCCAAATGATAATTATGAACAGTTTATTGAAGAATATGGAACTGAATCAGCAAAATGGGTTTTAATTCATGAAATTCAAGTTTATGAGCAAATTCCGCCATCAACGACATTAATGACTCAGAGATTTCAATTTACCCAAGATGGCAACTTTATGAGTCCTAATAAATTTAGACCTATTATTTTAAATGCTGATATAGCATCTACATATTCAATAGATTATATTTGTCGATTAATGAATAGGATGGATGGATCTCAAATTATTCGTAAAGCTTCTTTTTCTTCAAATGATCCTAAAAAATATGGAAGAACATTCACAAGAATAAACATAGATAACTATATTCCTTATAAAGTATTTAATAGAATTCCAGGTGAAGTAGCTAATATTGTATCAGGTTCCGGCCCACAAAAAACTAAGTATGTCAAGATATTCTATGACACAACTAATGTGGTTCTAAACATGAATAATGAAGTCCTTCCACAAGGGACGGGACCATTATTCCTTAAGGATGGGGATTCAACATATAAATTTAAGTTTGAAAAATTAAATGAAAATACAGATCCTATTCAGAGAGAAAATGTTGACCTAGCAGGAGTTTATAATTACGCTTTATCGTTTATATTAGATGATAAAACAAAGATTGAAGTTTCTCCAACATACTCAACAAACATGAATACAACATTAGGAGAATTAGAATTTAAATTAATGTCTGATCAAATATCTAAATTATTAAGTCAGGCAAATAATGCATATTCTATTATAATTAAAAATTCTGACGGAACACAATATATTTTCTATGAAGGTTTATATTACAGCTATCGAGATTATGATCAAGTTGTTTTACAATATCAAGAACTTTATAACGTTAATGGATTAAATACAAAAATCGCCGATCTTGAAACACAAGTAAAAACTCTTCAAGAAGAAAATGCAGCATTAAAAGCTAATCAATAATTATGTTTGTATCTGAATCATTAGAGGACATATTTAAACCTAAAGAAATTTAGCTGAATTTTTACTTAGACAACTATGATATTAAACGCATTAAATAACCAATTTGTAATTAGATTTCCAAAGAATTTCTTTTATCCAGAAATTCATGCTAAATGGACTTCAGTAGTTAAAAGATTAAAGCTTCCTTATGAAACGTTAGAGGATTTTATGAACGCGTCTGTTCAGAGTTTGACATTTCCATCTATTGAATTAAATCCTGTTGAACAGGGACAACAACAATTTCGTATTGCTTATCGTCCTGGTAAGGAACTTGAACCTTTATTTGACAAAAATTTAACTCTTACTTTTAAACTTTCCGAGGGATTTATTACATATTGGATTCTATTCGAACAAATAGAGTTATTCATCCAAATATATGAAGTTAAAAAGCCATTTTGGGATCCAATGTATGTGTCATTTTTAGATCATCATGGTTTTGAATTAGTAGCATTTTCTTTCGATAAAATAATTCCTATCGGCATGTCCCAGTTTGATATATCTTATGCTACAACTGCTGCCGAATTCAATACTTTCACTTTAAATCTTCGTTACAATAGATTCAAAATTAAACGAAGAATTGATAATGATAACTATGATATTAAGGGCAGATAATATATAATAAAAATATATTGTCCTTAATGTTTGTCAAAGAATCAATAGAAAATATTTTACAGCCCAAACCTAAGTCAGAAATAAAAAAGGCTGTTTCTCGTATGGATGTTGAAGAAAAAGAGAAATTGCTTTTTGAAACTGGCATGTCACATTTTTATGGTTCTTATGATGATTTTCTTGAATTTTTAGACGAAACATTAAGTGAAACAGGAATTTGGGAAACTTTACTAGAATTGTACAATCAAAGTGCCTTTGATGATTCTCCTTTCGCAGATAATGATGATAATTTAGTATTCTCAAAGGAATCACTTAAAGAAAAAATGGGGGCGATGGATTTAGTTGAAATGATGTTGTCCTCGTTGTCAGAAGAAAGTATTGATTTAGCATTAGGTAAATTAGTCCCTGGTTATTTGTCTGAAAGTATTGGTGATGTTTTAAAACCCAAATCTCAAGAAGAAATAGATCAAAATCTTCGAGAAATAATGGATATTGATGCTATAAGAGAAAAATTAGAAGGTTCAAAAGGACAACTAATGGCTCTTTATATTTGGGAATCTGATTGGGATATAACTAAATTTACAACAGATTCTAACAAGATTCTAAAGGACCTGTTTGAATATGTTATGGAAGCATATAAAAATAATTGGAAAAGACAAATAGCGGTTTACACATTAAATGGAGAAGGAGTGTTTATGTCTGAATCAGACGGTGCTACAGGAAATGGAGGGGTTAAAGTTTTATTTGATTTATGGGTTCAAGAAGATTGGCAAAAAGAAAGAATTATTTTAATAATCAATAAATGATTGTAAGAGAAGATATTAACATATTAAGACCAAAGGATCCTAAAAAGATTGTTGAAGAATTAATTGATAAGGGATCGGTTCAAGACAAATATGCTATTGTCGTAGAATTATTTAGTGAGAATTGGGAAAAATTACATGAAGAATTTGTCGAAAGAGGCATTGATGATCAAGAATTAATTGATACTTATATTTCATTTTGGATTGGAAACACAAAAAGAACAAATAATGAAAAAATACATTGGATTTTAAGTGATATTCTTCAAGATCATGTGAATGAAATCACAGATGAACTAATGAAAAGAGCAATAGGATGAAAGCCAAATATATAGATGAAAATCCAATTTTGAAATGGGAAGCCAATCAAGAATCTCGATTAAATACAGATGAAACTTGGTGGCAATGGCAACTACATGATGCTGCTGCATCTAGTTTACGTGATTATTATGTTAAAGATCGAGAAGAATTAAAAAGATTAGCAACACGAATTATAGGACAACTTGGATATGAAGATGAAGATATTGATTTAGATAAAGCAGCAGATATTCTTGAAAGATTTGTAGGATATGAAGAGGAAGTTAATGAATCCATAAAAGACGTTTTAAAACCAAAATCCGAAGAAGAGATTGAAAAGTTAAAGATGAAACAATTTAAATTTTATATTAAGGATATAATTTCTTTTTTTAAAAAACATAATATTCCTTTTAGAATAACAAAATATGAACAGATTTTTTTTGATAAAGGAAAAACTAAGTATGCTTTAGAATTTTGGAATTGGAATTCATCTTTAAGATTATTTAAAGGTAGAGGAAAAACATTATATTTTCTTAAAAATTTTGATAGATGGGAGGTTATAAATTTTCTAAAAAATTTGTATAGAATTAATGAATCAATAGGAGATATTTTAAAGCCCAAATCTGAAGCTGACATCAGGAAATATTTAGATGAATATGATGTTGATGACAAAATACAGGCTGTAAAAGAAAAATTTTATGATCCTGAAGCATTATTATTAGCATTAGGAGAAGCTGGTGCTGATCCTGAAATATTGATAGAAGGATTTTTAAAAATTGCCAGTGAAGAAGATTTAAGAATGATAATTCGTGATTTAATATCGACATCAGGAGGTAACGATGTAGAGTATATTATATCTTATGTCGATACAGATGAAAAAATAAATGCAATTTTAAAGGAATATTTTAAAGAAGAAAATGCTGAAGAAGTAGGTGATGTAATGGATAATTTACTAATACAACATCAAATATCTATTAAAAACAAAAGAGGTTATGATTATTATGACGATTAAAATTAAATATAAAAATGGCAAAGGAATTATTAACTTATTATGATTTTCAATATGCTTCTACAACAAAAATATTTGAAGCAGAACAGGTAAAAGGACTTACTCCGGAACAAATTCAAGAAGGAGAAAAACTTTATAATGTTCTTGTTGAAAAACTTGAAAAAGGAGAAGAAATTGATGAAGGTATTCTAGGATCGATTGCAGGAGGTGTAGTTGGGGTATTAGTTGGGCCTGCTATTGGAAAAGCAATTTGTCGTGTTCTAGGAATAGATGAACATGGAACATTAGGAAAATTAATGACAAGTAGATTAGTAACTACTGCACTAGGTATTGCATTAGGAAAATAAATTGAATTAGACATGAGAGCTAAACTTATAAATGAAGATGTATTTAAACCAAAATCTGGGATTGAAATACAAAAGGATATTCAGAGTCGAGAAAAACGATATGATGAAATAGAATCATTAATAGAAGATCAATTTGGTGATCTATTATTAAGAATTAAGATAAAAAATGACATAGTTAAATTTCGTGTAGACATGGATGCAATCGGATATAACTGGGACCAAACGGATTTTGAATATGATTTATCTGATAAATCTTTAATGGCATTAAGTGATGTTCCTGGAGGAGAATTATATAAAGACAATGTAGAAATAGAAGATCTTAGAGATGTTGTTGAAGATTTGGGAAATTGGGAAAATGAAAATGAAGAAGATGATATAGATGAAGCTTATGAACCTAAAGATTTAAAACGTGTAAGAGATTTTGCGAAAAAATCTGGTGGTAGTTTTGAAAAAGAGGTTGCTCTTGCACGTCAAATGGCCAATACTTTAACCAACGTTAATAAAGCTATTGGAAGAGCTGAAGCAGCTGCTGAAGTTTATGGTGGATGGAATGAAATAGTTCAAATCTTTTATGATAAAGCGAAAGAACTTGGATATGAGGGCCCACCACCAGCAGAAAGGCTAGAGGTTCTTAAAGATCATCCTATCCTTGGAAGTAAATTACCAAAAGAACAACAATATAAATCAAATGAAAGACCTAATCGATATATTGGTCGTGGAAGTGCTTGGAATGGAAATGCTATTCTGCCATTAGGCAAAGTAGATTTAAGAACAGGAGAATGTCCTATATTTAATGTTTATGATACTTGGGATCCGGATAGTACTGTTGAAGTATGGGTAGATCCAAAGGGACATGATTTTACGCACTTGCAGGGTGCTGAAGCTCCAACATCTGGAATATCAAGTATATTAAAACCTAAACCAAAAGAAGAAATTGATCTAACAAAAAGAAAATTTTTCAATTATAGACTTATATTTACATCAGGAAATCAACCTAATTATCCAATCGGACAAAGACAAAATTTCTATCATGATCAAAATGGAAATCATATAGGACAATGGCAGATGGTTGATTATGTGCCACTTAAATGGATGAGAGAATTGATATTACCTTATGGAGGACATATTGCAGGATATGTTTATAAATAATATTTTGATATGAAAGCAAAAAAAGTATATGAAGCCTTAGGAGATATTTTAAAACCAAAGACAGGAGCTGAGGTTTTAGATCAAATAAAAAATTTGCCAGTTAATAAAAAAATTGAGCATATTAAAAAGATGCAAAGTCAACACGGGCAAATGTATAAGGGGCTTCTTCAACAACCTGAAGTCATTTCTAACATACGTGAGGAGTTAACTCGAGAATTACAAAAGCTTGATGTTATTGAAAAAGTAAATCGTATTGAAGAAATTGAAAAACAACTTCCTGAGATTTTTTCAGGAATGAAGGACGACAACTTATTAAAAGAACTTAAAGATTATATTTTAAACAAGAAAGATTTTAATGAAAAGGCTCGTTTAGTATGGAGATTCTTTAAATCCTGGCCTGATTTATTTAGAGATGTTGAGGATGATCCAAGAGTGGATCCTGAAACTAACCAAATAATGTTATTGTTTAAAATTAAAGGAGCTATCGATCGTCATGAAGTAAACACACTTCAAAGTTTAATTCATGAAATGGGAGAAAGATACGGAAGAAGCAATATTCTTGATAAGGCTTCAAATATTACTATTCCTGAAAATAGATATGCTGATAATAAGTTATTTAACAAAAAGGATATTGAACAATTAAAATTATCTTTGTATAAAGAAACTCGCTCTGAAGAAGAAGAATTGAGAGATCAGCTTTATGATGTTTATGCTTTCATTGGTTATCCTGAGTATGTAGACAAAGTTATAAAGGGCGAAACTTTTCAAAAGAGAAGAATGGGAATTGAAAATCTTGTGAAGTTAAACAAATATGATTCAGGAAGTTTATCACAAGTTCCAATGATGAAAATAAGGGCTGCTCATCAATATCAACATCAAGAGGGTTCTGGTGTATGGGCGGTTTATATTCCTAAGGATATGTGGGATAAAGAATACGCCCATAATGAAGAAATACCTGATGATTTACGAAAATTTATTGATGAAAATAAATTTAAATTATAATGAGAGCTAAGTTTATAAATGAAGCTTACGGAGATGCTAAAATGGTATTTACTCATAAGATAAATCCTGCATTGTCTTTTACAGTATTTAAAAGCTTAGATGGTAAAATATCTAAAATTGAAGGTTTAAATGGACGAATTAGATTTCCATTTAGCGTTGGCCAACGATTAAGTCGAAATATAGAAACCTGGGCTTGTAATAATAATTTTTTGATTGACGGTAACGACCCTTGTCCAGAACAAAAAATATTTGGAGTAAAAGTATCAGATGTCCCAATGGGGCATGAATGGAGAACAATATTTCCCAATAAATTTAGATAGAAAACTTCAAACTTATTTTTTCATAAAATATATGGGTATTTTTTGAAGTGCGGAGTGCTTGTGAATTTCACTTCAAAAATAAATTTTTTTTGTGAATTAATATGTTAAAAAATTGTTAAAAATGACATTAATAGGATTTGACTTTTCAATCAATAAACCGGCAGCTTGCATTTTAAAAGATGGTCAGTATTATTTTATTTCGTGGCCTTATGGATTATCCGAATCCAACAAAAATACTTATAAAGATGCCCCTATTCTTTTAGTTGAAAGAACTGATGACAAGGATAAAGGAGATAATGTATCTGAAAAACTTCGTTATGAAGTTGAAAATTCTAAATATTTGGCAAAACTTATACTTAGTTCTGTTTCTCCTTTTCTTGATAATGAAACTTATTTAGCGTTCGAAGGTTTATCTTATGGATCATCAGGAGATGTTGTCCTACAACTAGGGGGTTATAAATATATTTTAATGGATGTTTTGTCGGATGTTGTTTCTCTAGACAATATGTATACTTATGCACCCATCACTATAAAGAAAACTGCTGGATGTTCCAAAAAAGGACAGAAGAAAGCTGATATGATAGAAGCATTCAAAAAAGCTCCTACTGAATTTAGTGATTATTTAGCTCGAAACGAGGAGGAATTTAAAACTAAAAAAGGCAATTGGATTGTTCACCTTGACGACCTTGTGGATGCTTACTGGACTCTCGAGACCCTTCGGGTAAAATTAAATATTTAATATATTTTAAAATAGTCTTTTCCTTGAGTACTTAGGTACTTATTTTATGAACCCAGAGCCCGAGGTTTTAAAAATCTCGTTAAATTTTTGTTAAATTTTAACATAACATGCTGCCAAAGCATTTAATAAGGATAAATACATAAAAACCATATGACCGAGCAAGCTAATATATTTTTAAAGAAAATCGATGAAAGAATTCAAAACGGTGAGTTTGATAAATCGATTTCAATATTTGTTTCTAAAAACTTAATTCGTTCATCTATTAAAGCCAGAGTTATTAAAAAGATTGAAACAAATGCGATACCCATACTAACGGAGACAGAGATTAAAGAAGCTATTAAAGATGCTAAAGAAATTGGGGCTTTTACTGCAAAGATATTTTATGAAAGTGGTTTTATAAAGAGAACAGAAGAAGGATATTCAGTTTCTGAAAAAATAGAGAAATTTTTAAGAATCCAATAATTTTATTATATTTGTTTCATGAAAGTGTCATTTGATTTTGACAGCACCCTAGATAGGCCTCATATTCAAGAGTATGCTCGTGAACTTATTGAAAGAGGATTAGAAGTATGGATAGTTACTTCGCGCTATGATTGTGAACATCATCGAATAGCTTATCATACAACGCCTGAATTTGCTGCAAAAGCAAATCAAGATCTTTTTGAAGTTGCAGATAAACTAGGGATTCCGAGAGAAAGAATATTTTTTACAAACTTTATAGATAAATGGGTATTTTTCAAAGACAACCCTGGATTTGTTTGGCATCTTGATGATGATTGGATGGAAAATAGATTTATTTTAAATCATACTAAAACTTTAGCAGTCAGTTCTTGGGCCAATTCATCTTGGAAAGGAAAATGCGAAAGATTTATAAATAGAAGATTAAAGCAAGAATCACAAGACGTAAAGGGAGTTAATTAGTTAGCTCCCTTTTTTAATATATAAATAAAAACGTTATGTGGTTTAAATCAAAGAGTCCTTATGAGGAAACAACTCCCGATTGGGATTGGTCAAATTTAGCCCCTCTATCATTAGATGATGAAGATTTAGTTCAAGTACCTTGGCTAAAATATTACAAAGAAATTTATTCCAAAAAACAAATTGTTCTTCATCACACAGTTAGTGGTCCTGGAATTGATGGTGATCTAGAAACATGGAAAAAATTTACAGATCACATTGCTACTTGTGTAATCATAGGTAGAGACGGAAAAATCAATCAATTATTTTCATCTAAGTATTGGGGTTGGCACTTAGGTTGCGGAAGAAAAGATTTAGATTCTCAATCTATAGCAGTAGAGTTAGATAGTTGGGGACAACTAGAAGAACGAGGTGGAGATTTTTATACTGTTTATGGTACAAAGGTTGATGTTCCGGTTACTCATTATCCTCAGGGATTTAGAGGAGAACAAAATTTTGAATCTTATACTTATAAACAATTAAAATCATTAGGTGAACTCATACTCTTATGGAATAAAACTTATAATATTCCATTAAAATATAATCAGGATATGTGGGAAGTTTCTCCAAAAGCTCTAGGAGGCACTCCAGGGGTCTGGACTCATGTATCTTATAGACCTTATCCACAAAAATTTGATTGTCACCCGGATCCAAATCTAATAGCATTATTAAAAACCCTTCCAAATTTAGTTTAAGGAGTGGAAACACTCCTTTTTTATTGAATAAATAAAATAAAGTCAATTAATGAGAGCCCGATTAATAAATGAAAGTGCATTAGATTATGATCGAGTTAATTTTGCTGGCAAAATTGAAATAAATGTCGATGAACCCATTCAGGATAAATTTCGAATGTTTGGTTTTGAAATTCCTGAAGAAAAACAAGGTGAAATTATATTTAATGGAGAAAAAGCAGGGATGAAATATTCTGGATCTTTGCATTTAGATCCCGATTTTGTTTTGCAGAACTTTAAATTAGTTAACAATATAATAGAATTAGCAAAAGCGCCTTTTTGGTACGTTAATGACCGACAACCAAAATTTAATGCAGATCCAAAATCACCATATGTCATATCCAAAGAAAATGAACTTAATGATATGAAAGGATTTAAAAAATGGAGTAACATATACAAAATTGTAAGCCAAAGAAAAAAAGAGGGAGGCATTATGGGTAAATTTGAAAATTTAGCCACCGGAAAAATTGAAGAATGGTGGTTATTAGAAGGCAATTGGAGAAGAATCCCTGTAGAAGAACTAAAAAGATATTTAACATCTTTAAGAGATAAACTAGATGAAATGATACTGGATATAAAATGAGAGCAAAATTTATAAACGAAGCCAAAATATCTCCTAATCGAGATTTGTTCAATCAATTTAAGGATGTTTTTAATAATACACTTACCCCTGAAACCTGGGATCCTTTTTATGATTTGAACCAAGAATTAAATCAACTTGGAATAGCATTGGTAGATTTCGATGAACACATGGCGGCAAAACCACCTGAAGAAAGAAAATCTTTTATGAAGGCTAATATGGTTCCTGAATTAGGAATTAGAATGTTGGGATTTGATCCATC